GCTGCACGTGGGCGCTGGCGGTAGCGTCGGACGGTGCGAGCGGGGTCATGCTGTCGATCGCGGCGGTAGCAGGGTCGGACGGTGCAGCGGGGCGTAGCGCGCGACGTGTCAGCGGCGTGTACACAGTGTGGACATGGCCGGTAGCGCGCACCCTACGGGCCGAAGGGTCACGGTGCCGTAGACGCATGATCGCGCGGCCGATGACGATGGTGTCCACGTCGCGTCGTGCTGCTTCGCGTCGGATCTCCTCGGCGAGNGCGCGCNGGTAGGCGTCNCGCTCGTAGCCTNCGGTCGGTAGCNGTGTCATGGTGCGTCCTTCGGTCGGTAGCGGTCGGTACACCACGGACCGTACCATGATCGGCCGACACTTACACTACGGGAGTGCGTCCACTACCATACATTCTGAAGTTATAGTTGTGGGCGGTTAGCGCGCACCATGTTAGTTGACAGTAGNGCTATCAGNTCTCTTTAGTTCGGTGCGCTAAGGTAACTATATTAGAACAGACGTTCGGAAAGAGCTGCGCCGTACTGCACCCCGCCAACTTCCGGGTTGTATTGGTTATATAATAGGTATTATACGCATCCCTCAACTCCGGGCATAGGTGTAGGTCGGTATACAATAGGTACGATAGTTCCACACGCACGTTGAGTACATGTTTTCGACCTACCACTGATGCCTACACCGCTCAGATCGGGTACAGTGACAGCCAACGCGATTGGAGGTATGCGATGTACTACCCAGACGACTGGGACCCGGACAACATCATCGACTCTCTAGCAGATGAGAAGCGTGTACTTGAGCTTAGTGATGTTGACGCCGCAGAGAAGATTTTAAAGGAGAACGTGGGTCGTGCGGCCCACGCTATCGTCCATATTGCTGTGCGCTCTCCCGATCCCAAGCTGCGCTTCGATGCTGCTAAGTACGTCGTTGAGCGTGTACTGGGTCGAACCACAGAGAGCGGCCTTATCAAGCAGGACGACATGTACGCGGACCTGTTTAGCGACATTATGGTCGACTCGTATGCCGAGTAAGGTAATTAGCAAGAAAGCCTACTTTGATAAGATAGGCTACCAACCCTTTGACGAGCAGAAGCTGTATCATGCTTCTAAGTCTCGTTTTAGGGTTCCTGTGTGTGGGCGTAGGTTCGGGAAGTCGCTTATGGCTGGCCGTGACCTAGAGCCTGACTTGTTCTTGCCTGATAAGCGGTATTGGATTGTGGGTCCGACGTATGACCTTGGGGAGAAGGAGTTTAGGGTCATATGGGATGACCTCATTGTGCGTCAGGGGTTAGGTAAGGACAAGAGGATTAAGAAGGCGTATAATAAGCGCGCGGGTGAGATGTACATTGAGTTCCCGTGGAGGACTATCTTGTCAGTGAGGTCTGCGGATAGGCCGGACTCGCTTGTTGGGGACTCGCTTGATCGTGTGATTATGTCGGAGGCGGCGAAGCATAAGCTGAGTACGTGGGAGAGGTATATTAGGCCGGCGCTTGCGGATAAGGCGGGTAGTGCGGACTTCCCGACGACGCCGGAGGGGCATAACTGGCTGTACGACCTGTGGATGATGGGGAAGGACGCGAATGTTAGGGAGTATGAGAGTTGGAGGTTCCCGTCTTGGCTGAATAATGTGGTGTTCCCTGGCGGTGAGAGTGACCCTGAGATCGAGTTGCTGCGTAAGACCATGAGTAGTGAGTGGTTTATGCAAGAGATTGGGGCGGACTTTGCGTCGTTCGTCGGCAAGATTTATTCGGAGTTCGATGAGGCGTACCACGTAGAGAATGTGGAGTACGATCCCTCGTTGCCGAACTATATGGCGTTTGACTGGGGGTTTGCGAGGCCGCTGGCGTGTGTGGAGTTTCAGGTGACGCCGAGGGATGAGATTAGGGTGTGGCGGGAGCATTATCGGTCGAACTTGACGCTCGAGGAGCACGCGGCGATCATTAATAGTAGGGAACAGCCGGAGGGGTACAAGATTGATATGGCGTTTGGGGATGCGGCTGACCCTGCGGCAGTGATGTATATTAGTCAGCACATTGCTAGCTGTAATGCTGATAGTGCGGCTAAGGAGAACTGGCGGGAGGGCGTGGACCTAGTTAAGTACTTCCTGAAGCTCAGGCATGATGGTGTGACGTATGATAACTTCGAGCGCCCTGTGGAGGAGCCGAAGTACAAGGTCGACTTTAGTTGCGTTGAGCATATTCGGGAGATGAACAACTATCGGACCAGGGAGAACTTGCAGGCGGGTAAGGAGCATACAGCGCAAGGTGTGGCTCAGACGATTGATGACCACACGCTCGATGCGATGCGGTATGCGCTGATGCACTTGTATAAGTTGGGGGCACAGCACCATCTTAGTGAAGTTGACAAAGCGCCAGCCAGTGCTTTAGTGGCGGGCGCTGGTGCAATGAGCGACATAGTTATGGATAATGCGGGCGGGAATACGTACTTCAATTACCGTGGCAGCACTAGTGTTACGATGACGGAGAGCTTCTGATGGCTATTCATATTCCTGATAATGAGAAGACTCTCAGTGAGATTTACCATGAGTACGATATTCAGCGGGTAGATGGTGGGTCGATCATTGCGAGTCCGAAGCCGAGGGGTGAGAGCCCTATACACTTGGCTGATAATACGAAGATCCCCATACCGCTCGATCAGGAGTTGGGCGCTGCGGGGATGACGAAGTATAATCGGATGATCTATGCGGAGTATAATCCGAAGTTGAGGGGGAAGGTTGGGCTGCGTAAGTACCGCGAGATGCGGAATGACGCGCAGGTCAATGGGATGTTGCAGGTGATTAAGACGCCGGTGCTTGCGGCACGGTGGTTTGTTGAGCCTGCAAGTATGGACCCGAAGGATAAGTACATTGCTGACTTCATCTGGAACAACCTTAATAGGTGGATGAACGTCAGTTGGGCGGAAGTTGTGCAGGAAGCCCTGTACATGATTGACTACGGGTACTATACGTTCGAGCCGGTGTGGACGACACGCGAGATTGATGGTAATGAGTTAATCGTCTTGAAGAAGCTGAGTCCACGGCACCCGCTCGAGATACATGAGTGGATGTATGATGAGGAGGGTGGGCCTGACGGTATTAAGTATGGCCCACAGTTGGTGGAGATTCCGATTAGTAAGTTGCTCGCATTCACGAAGAACAAGGAAGCGGGCAATATGGAGGGGGTGTCAGTGCTTAGAGGGGGGTATAAGCACTGGTACTTCAAGGAGCAGTTGTACAAGATTGATGCTATTCAGAAGGAGCGTCACGGTATTGGTATCCCGATTATTCAGTTGCCGCCGAACTTCAATGAGAAGGACGTAGCGAAGGCGCACGAGATCGGGGAGAACCTGCGAACGAACGAGAAGGCGCACGTAGTTGTGCCGCCTAATTGGGAGATTTCGTTTGCGAGGCTCGAGGGCAACCCTGTGGATGCGTTAGCGAGTGCTCAGCACCACGGCGAGTTGCTGTATGAGAACATTATGGCTAACTACATGGTTAGCTCGCTGAGTGTGAACAGCCCGGCTGTGATTCAGCAGGATATGTTCTTGAGGGGTACGCGGTATGTTGCGGAGATTATTAGGGATGTCTTCAACTACTTTGCGATCCCGAGGCTCGTTTGGTGGAACTTTGGGATTGACAGGGTGCCTAAGCTCCGCGTGCGACGTGTTGGCGACACTACCGATTGGCGTACTATTTCGTTCGCAATGAGGAACTTTGCGGGCATGAAGGCCCTGACGCCCGATGACATGCTTGAGAGTTGGGTTAGGGACGAGATGGACCTTCCGAACCACGACCCGGATACTGCGCGGCCTCTTGATGAGTGGGATATGCAAGATAGGGACCACGATCAGGACTATGACACTGACGAAGATGTTAACCGTCAGCGCGAGGCTGCGGGTTCGCCGGAGTCGGAGAGTTGGAAGCCCGGTATGCCGCGACAGACAAAGAAGGCCGATGTTGACGTTGGTACGAAGGACATTGGCCGTGATGCTAGTGGAGGTAAATAATGCGTGAGCACCCACCTACTTTTGCTGCTGCGGCATCTGCGTTGATCGCTGCTGTGGTCGCAGACCTTCTGCCCGTTATTGATTGGGGTCCACTTACCGATCAGACGGTCACGCTGCTTGGCATTGTGCTCGTTGGTGTGTTAGGCGGGTTCATTGGCAAGTTTGCGGAGCGGTATACGATCCCGTACTGGCCTATGGAAGATGAGCGGGAAGATTACGAAATCGACGATCCAGAGTTGATGTAGGATGTCCGAACTTGACATCGTCGGCAGGGCCTCGTGGGGCTTTCGGCAGACGCGCTCACCAGGGTCAGCCCCTGTGGCCCGTCAGGGTCTTGTCCTTCATCATACAGTCACGCCTGAGTGGACCGGACCCAATGCCTTTTTCAGGTTGAATGAACTTATGATTCGCATGGGCTACAACTGTGTGGCCTACAACTTGATGATTACGGTGGATGGGCTCATTGGTTCGGGCAGACCGCTCAACCAGGTCGGTGGACATACCCGAGGATACAACACTACGCGGCATGGTGTTGTGCTTATTGGTAACTTCTCGAACAAGCGGCCTCCAGATGCTATGGAGCAGGCACTTGTTGACGTGTACCAGTACGGGCAGAGCCGTGGCTGGTGGCCTGCGTCGCTTGTCGGCCACAGGGACCTTGGCTCTACAGCGTGCCCTGGTGGTAGCGCGTATGCGCGTTTGCCTGCTTACCGTTCTGGCAACATCGGCGGCGGTGGTGGTAGTAGTAGCCACAACGCACGCAGTATGCAGGACACGGTGATTCTGCGGCGCGATAGCCGTGGTGCGGCTGTGCGACGTTGGCAACAAGACTTGCAGGATTGGAGGTCGTCTGCACTGCCGAGGTTTGGTGCTGATGGCGACTTCGGTGCTGAGACTGAGGAATGGACAAGGACCTTCCAACGTGCGGCAGGTATTGGTGTTGATGGTGTAGTCGGACCACAGAGCCGTAGAGCAATGGATGCGGCACTTGCTCCTGCCCCTAAGCCGGAAAAGAGGTACAAGATGGTCATTTATGCTCGCCGTGATACTGCCGATTCTCTGAGCGCGTACACGGTGCTGTCGCAACACAATGCGTTTGTCGTGTTTACGCATTCGCGTGGTGAGGCACAGGAAGCACTCAAGCGTGGTGAGGACGTCGTTGCTGTTGGGGGACCGGCTGCTGACGACCTGCCCAGTGGGGCCACAAAGATCGTTGGGAACGACCGGGGCGACACGCTTCGTAAGTTCATGGACTGGGCAGACAAGAATCTGTAATGGCTGAGGTCAAGCTGTACTACTTTGAAGGCCGCAATACTGCCATTGCGGCTACTAGTGCAGAAGAAGCCAAACGCAAGAAAAAGCGTGGTGGCGACAAGATTGTCTCTGTGAGGAAGCCCACAGCCGCTGAGAGGCGGGCTATGCGAGCAGGTAGATGGGTTAGAACGCGCAGAGACGGTAAGAGTCCGGGTCAGTCAGACTATGGCAAGGGTCGTGGATATGGCCCCAAGCGTGATTAAGGTAGCTGTTACGCCCGAAATGGCTGAGGCTGCGTTAGAAAGCTCTAAGCAGGATAACTTTAGAGAGCAGAAGGTGCAGCGGTATGCAGGACAAATGAGTGTGGGTCGCTGGAAGGTTAATGAGCGGTTTGCGACTCCTGTTACATTTGACCGTAACAGGCTTAGGAACGGTAACCACAGAATGCGTGCTATCGTGGCTACTGGACTGACAATAGAGCTTTATGTACGCGCTGAGCCAGAGTTGTTAGAGAGATGGCAACGAGGCGAGAGTTTGGAGAAGTAATGCCTATTCGTTATGCGGTTGACCTCGAGCCGCTTAAGTTCGATGATGAGGCTAACGCTGTTACAGAGATTCAGATTATGCCGTTTGGGCGGTATAATCATCCTGTACATGGTGAGTTAGTCTTCGACGCTACGAGGGCGGAGCAATTCGCCTATAATATCAATAATAGGGTCCGAAAGACGGATCTGGACATTGACTACGATCACAAGAAGTACGACGGCAGGGCCGCTGGCTGGATAAAGCATGGTACGGTAAAGCCCGACGGCCTCTATGCTACAATTGAGTGGACAGAACCAGCGTATCAGTCTTTGAAGAAGGGGGAGTATAGATACTTTAGCCCTGAATTCATGTTCAATTGGACTGATCCGAAAGACAATGTGACCTACGAGAATGTCCTGTCAGGTGGTGCTCTGACTAATAGGCCGTTCTTGAAGGACATTAAGCCGATCAACTTGGGAGAGATCGAAATGGATGAATTGCTCCAGGCTCTCCGTCAGCGGTATCAGCTTAGCGAAGATGCTTCTGCGGAAGAGATCGTCGCTGAGGTGACGAAGGATGAGGCTCCGAAGGCTGAGGACGCGGTTATCAGTCACAACCAGGATACTGGTGCTGTTGAGATCAGTATTCCTGGCGTGAATGGTACTGTCACCTACACGCCTGAGCCCGTTATTGCTGACGAGGGTAAGGACGATGAGTTAGTCAAGCTCGCTGAGGATAACCCCGCTATTCAGCGTATGCTGGATGAGCGTGAGGCTGATCGTCAGCGGATTGCTAGTCTCGAGCGTGCCAACCGCTTTAGCGAGGTCAACGAGAAGCTGAATCAGCTTTCTACGGATGACACTCGTTACGCCCCTGTGGTCCTTGATGAAGCCCGCAAGATTGCTGTCGAGCTTAACGACGACGCGCGGTCTTCCTTGTTTGGACTTCTCGATACCATCATTAAGGATGGTATCGTTGATCTGAGTGAGAGCCGTTCTGGCGTTGACCCTTCGGCTAGTGCCGACGGTATTGTCGATGAGGCTCACAGCCGGATCATGTCGCTCAGTGAAGAGAAGAACATTAGCTACCGTGAGGCTGCTAAGCTCTACTTCTCTGACCACGACTCGTATGCAGAGTACCGTGATTCCGTCAAGGGAGTTGATAGCTGATGGGTCCTAATGAGGCAGGGCTTGACAAGGGGTTTATCGCTACTGAGGCGATGAATCAGTTTTCTGTCGTTAAGCTCACTGATGTTGAAGAGTGCGCTGTTCAGGACGACGACGAAGANAACTGGCTTGGCGTTGTTCAGGAGGAAGTCCTCACTGGCGACAACGGCATTGGTAGTCGCGTTGTAAACGTCCGTATGGTTGGCATCACTCGCGCAGTTGTTGCTGACGACACTGGCCTTGATATTGGGGACTTTGTTGTTGCAACATCTGACGGTGAAGTCATTGCTGTTCCGTCGACTGCGGGCACGTACTTCACTGTCGGTTGGCTTATGACTGACCCGGATGACGATGGTGACCACGTCGATCTGATGTTGACGCCTGGACGAACCGTCACTGTTAGCGGTTAGGAGGATATAGATGCCTGCGTATGATCCCCGCGGTGGCGGTGAGGTTCACGTCGATCAGGTCCTGAGCAACATTAGTGTTGACTGGATCAATGAGCAGACGACCGTCGCTGATGCCCTGTTCCCTACTGTTTCTGTTGCGAAGCAGTCCGATAAGTATTACATCTTTGGCAAGGAGGCATGGGCACCGTCGATGGGCGGCGATGTTCGTGCTCCGGGTTCCAAGGCTAACGAGATTCCTGGTGTGAAGGTCAGCACTGACACGTACTTCTGTCAGGAGCACGCCCTTCAGATCACTGTTACGCCGGAGGAGCGTCAGAACGCAGATGCTCCGCTTGACCCTGACTCTAAGGCTACTGAGTTAGTCACGTCAAAGATCATGCTTGGTCGTGAGTTGGCTGCCCGTGAGATTGTTACGGACACCGACAACTACCTTTCGACTCACGTCGAGACACTTTCTGGTAACGACCAGTTCAGTGACTATGATAACTCGAGCCCGATGGACGTCTTCCGTGGTGCGATGCGGGACTTCCACAAGGTTCTGTTCACGGTGCCTAACGTCGCTATTATCCCTTGGCGTGTTATGCACTGGCTTGAGGATCACCCTGAGTTCCGTGATCGCATCAAGTACACGCAGGCTGCTACGCCGTCGCGTGAGATCGTTGCGTCGATGCTCGGCGTCGACCGTATCGTTGTGCCTGGTGGTGGCTATGACAAGGCCAACCCCGGCCAGGACAACGACATTGGCTACCTGTGGGGCGAGGACATTATTCTCGCTACGTTCCTGGTTCGGCTGGTCTTCGCCAGCCTGCATTCGGCTATGAGTTCGTGTGGCCGGTCCACGGTGGCCCGCAGTATGCGGACACTTGGTTCGACATGGACCGTAAGGCTGACGTGATTCGCGTTGGTCGTTCCTACAACCTTAAGCTTGTTGCTAAGGATGATGACGATAAGTCGCTCGCCGGCTATCTCATCAAGGACGCCATCGACGCGAACGCTTAATCATGGCTTTCTACGCTAACTTCAAGGTCCGTACTCAGGACAAGGACGGTAACAAGCTGTTCTTTCGTCCTGGGGACGAGGTTAAGAATGTCGCTGGTCACCTTATGTCTAAGCTTAAGGAAGACGGCGTCGTCTATGAGAAGCGCAATAAGGCTGCTACTACTGGTGGCAGCACTGGCACTACTGAGAGTCAGGCAGGTAGCTAAATGCTTATCAGTCTAGACGATGCTAACGCTCATCTTCCTACTGACAAGTGGGAACTTGAGGTGCTTGACGAGAACTTAGTTACTCAATTAGAGCATCAAGTTCTTATCAAGCTGGTTGATAGCTATGATGTATCGTCTTGGACTGATGTGGACAGCACTCCTCGCCTCGTCCGTAGTCTCATCGGCATGTACGTTGCTGGTCATGCGTACAATCGTCAGTTTGCCGATGAGGCTGCGGACGCAGGGAGCTATGGATCGTGGCTCCTTAGCCGTGCTGACAATGTTCTTGTCAGTCTGTACGAGGGTATCGTCAGTCTTGTTGATGAGCCGCAAGCATTCAGTAGGACTTCTGCTGAGATTGGGCAGTTCCACGAGCCTAAGTTTGTTATAGGCGAGGTTTTCTAGTGGCATTTGTGAGGATGGACCCTCCTGCTGTCTTTATTAATAGACAGCTTAGTGCTATGGGGAACGACATTAGGTCGTTCAGGGAACCCCTGACAAGGATTATTAAGCAAGCAGTTATCCCGGCGTTTCACGGCACTTTTGATAAGCAAGGCCCTGGTTGGCAGCCACTTAGTGATAAGACTAAGCTCCACAGGACACGTATGGGGTATCCCCCAGGGCCTATACTTGATCGTAAGCGGGGTGCTGTTGGTCTGCGGGCAAGGTTCACGGCGTTTGCTCGTTGGGATATTAATGGTATTAAAGGAGAGGCCGAGTTTACAGGACTGCCTAACCTTGTGAGTTACGGTAACGTGCTGCACAAGGGGTATGGCAATATCCCTGAGAGGCCTTTTATCTTTATCCCATCGCATGTTATCCCACTTGCTAATCAGATTATGGCTGATTGGGTCCAGGCTAGGGCTAATAGGTATGCCCGTAGAATTGGCGGTCAGCAATGAAGCTTTCCGAGGTAACCGAGGCGCTAGTCAACATCATTAAGGGTGTTGAAGAGATCAAAGCTGTGTATGTGGGCGATGAAACGAACATCGCTACCGCCCCTGTGGTCATAGTTGATCCGACAGACCGGACTCGTGAGTTATACTCCACAGGGAGGCGAACGCAGAATACATACAACGTCACAATCACCATACTGTACTCTAAGATGGGTGACCCTAGAGACAATCGACTTGACAGCATGAGACTAGCAGAGACGATAGAAGACACTCTCAATGCTTCTTTTGCTCTTAACGGTCAGATTGTTTCCGGTTATGTGACGGGGCTTGAAAATGGTTTCTCTGAAAGGAGAAACAGCCTATATGTAGCTACTCAACTTACCTGGGAAGGCATGAGCGTTACAACCCTTGAGGAGTAAGTATGGCGAAGCTTACAGTGAACTTGCCTAATAGGCCACAGGGCTCAGACGTCGGTGTTCCTGGCATCGGTACGTTTGAGAATGGTAAGGAACATGAAGTACCGGCTAGCGTAAAGAAGCGGTACGAAGCAAAGGGAAAGAAGTTCCCTAGAGTTATCGGCGAGCCGCTTCCTGCCCCTGTGGAACCGGACCCTGAGCCCGTGTACGATTATGAGATGAAGGAGTATGACAATGCCTAACGTCGGTATTGGTGCTGATGGTGTTGTTGGCATCGCTATTGAGACTACTGGTGGAGAGTACGAAGGGCCTACTAAGTTCTTCCCTATTCGTAGTGAGGGACTTCAGTGGACGCAGGAGACTACTTTCCGTCGTGTGATCCGTAACACTGTCGACCCTATTGGTGCTGTGCCTGGTAACGGGCACGCTGAGGGCGATATTGAGATGGAGGCTCTTGAGGACGTGCTTCCGTACTTCCTCCAGGCTTCTCGAGGCGAGCTTACTCAGTCGGGTACTGAGCCTGACTTCACTTATGAGTTTGTTCCCAACGGCGATGCTACGCCGACTGAGACTCTGTCGATTACGGTTGTGCGTAACGATCAGGTCTTCGGCTACACTGGTTGCGTCGTTGCGTCGTTCTCGTTTAGTGTTGACGACGGTATGCTCACCTACACGCCGTCTATTCTTGGTCAGGAAGAGGATGAAGAGAACGGTGTCAGTCCCAACTTTGCTGACGATGGTCCGTTCGGTGCTGGTACGTATGACGTGCAGATTCCGGCTGGTACTACCGTCGATGACACTGACGACATGACCTTCGAGGTCAATGACAACGGTGAGGTTCAGAACCGTCTGTTGCAGCGTCGCGGTGCGGCGTTTGTCTCTTACGGCGACCGCGAGGCTACGCTCTCTGTCGAGCGTGACTTTGAGGACCGTGTTGAGTACGAAGAGTTCAAGGACCTTACTGCCAAGGAAATCACCATCCGGGCAGAGAAGGACACTGACCGATTCATTGAGATCCACATGAACTCTGCTATCGTCAACGAGTACGAGGTTTCGCTTGGCGGTACTGGTGACCTTATCCGTGCTAGCGTTAGCTACATGGGTACTGACACTGCCTCTGGTGATGGTTCCTACAAGATCACCATTGGTACTGACGAAGACCTCGCGCTTGCGTAGTAAGTAAGTAACATCGTCTAGGAGGGACGACAATGCCACGAGCTACTGCTAACACCAAGGAAACTGTACGCAAGGAGCTTAAGACTCTGCCAGAAGGTTGGGTAGAGCTTCGTCGCCTTGAGTATGGTGAGTTTCTGTCCCGCCGTCAGATGTCTTCTGCTATGAAGATTTCTGGCGGCAAGGGCAATGAGTTCATGGGCGAGATGGACCTTGCTAACCAGGCTGCCATTGAGTTCGAGTTTGCTCATTGCATCGTTGACCACAATCTCGAGGATGAGAACGGACGTCAACTCGATTTCCGTAAGCCTCGGGATATTAAGCGTCTTGATCCTAAGATTGGTCAGGAAATCGGTGAGTACATCGACGAGATGAATCAACTTCTGGATGACGAAGAGGATTTAGCTCAAGAGTCCGAGGAGCAGTCGTCCGAGGACAATCAGATGACCCACTGATAGTAAAGATCATCAGTGTCTATAACAGGTGCGTCCAGTTTAGTGCCCTGCCCGATGAGGGCGGGGTGCTAAACCAGGACGCCCTTTACATGTTAGCTTTCGAGCACATCGAACAGGCTATAGAAGAGAGAAAGAACTTAAATGCCTCTCGGAAGTCGTGAACAGTCGACAATCCGTCTTAGGATTAAAAGCGAGTTCGATGCTCGTGGTATTAACACTGCTCGTGTTAACTTTAGAAACTTGAGCGATGCTCAGGTTGAGGCTGCTCGAAACAACATCATTCTTGGGCGCTCTATGCAGGCTATGGGCGCTACTTTGCTGTTTAACTCTGCAAAGGTCGTTGCAGGTATGGGTGCAATGACCTATGAGACTGCTGGCTTTCGCAAGGAGTTAGAGCTAGCTACTACGCAGGCTCTTGATACCGCTGTTAGTGTAGACAGATTGCAGCATGTAGCACACAATGTTGCTCAGTCATTTGCGGTTGATATGGGTCAAATACCGCAAGTGATGTATGACATCTTCTCTACTGTTGATGCTCAGATGCACGAAGTCCAGCCTTTAATGGAAAACTTTTCTAAGGCTGCGGTTGCTGGTCAAGCGGACTTACAGACTGTTGCACAGCAAACGATGAACGTGATGAACTCGTTTGCTATCCCTGTTGAAGACTCTATTACTGTCCTTGATACTTTTGCCAGTATGGTTCAGTTCGGTACTGGTACGCTTGACCAGTTTATGAATAACATTGGTAAGATCAGTCCTGCTGCTATCTCATCGGGGCAGGACTTAGAAACTATGGCAGCGTCCTTTGGGTTCCTAACCCGTATGGGATTGAACACTGCTATGGCGTCTACATCGGTCGCTCGAGCTTTAGAGCTGCTTACTAGATCGCAGGTTATTAGTAACCTTGAACAGATGGGTATTCAGGTTAAGGATCTAGGCGGCGAGCTTTTACCGATTGACGAGATTCTTGGTCAACTGAATGAGAGTTTCTCTCAGATGACTAAGCCTGAGATGTTCGAGGCGATGGATGATATATTCGCCGGCTCAGGTAACCGGATTCAGGCACGAAGGTTCTTCCAACTGGTCTTTGAGAACTTTGAGCTGTTCGAGACTGGTATGGAACGTGTCCGCACTGGTGCTATTAGTATTGAAGACCAGTTTGATCAAATGGCGGATACCGTCCCCGCTCGTATCCAACAGGTTACTAACTCATTTCGCGTTTTCTCTCAGCGCATAGGTAACGAGTTACTGCCTTCGGGTGAGCAGGTTGTAGACTTTTTAGAAGAGTTTACAGAGATGTTGAACAGCCTTGATGATGAGCAGATCAAGGTTATAGTCAATATTCTCAAGGTTACTGCTGCCTTACTTGCGCTATCAGGTACTGCGTTACTTCTTGTTGGCCGCTTTATCACGCTCAAGGCTTATATGAGTCTTGGTGCTGTGACATTTGGTACTCTTGCTACTAGTGTTTTGGGAACTACCGCTGCAATAGCCGGTATTGCAGGTTTAGTTTACCTTTTAGCTACAAACCTTGATTGGGTTACTGAGCGGTTACATCAGTTTTGGGCGGGTTTGCAAACTACTGAAGGCACCGCTTTAGCTATTGTTGCTGTATTAGCCGGTATGAGTTACTGGTTTGGCAATATAGGTAATGCTGTAGGCCGTATGCGAGGTAGGATCTCTGCATACTTTGCTCGTAGTAGAGGTGAGATCGAACTTTGGCGTGGGAACGTCTTAGGTCTGATCCAGGCTGAGGAACAGTCCGCAGCGGCTTCGGAGCGCGCAGGAGGACGCCGCTCGCGGGCTTGGGGCGGGGCCTCGGGCGCTGCCACTAGGGGGAGT